GTTTGAGGGTGATCTTGTCTATACCACAGTCACGGCAGTCGATGGCTTTAGACTTTTCCAGAATGCACAATTCTTCGGTGTAGTCGATGCTGTTGCAGGTGAGACCACAGGCTCACGCATTAGTAAGATCCTTGACACTATCGGCTGGCCTCTAGCGCTTCGAGATGTAGATACAGGATTGACCACAGTGCAGGCAGATCCAGCAACACAGCGCACAGCCTTAGCAGCCTTGCAGACTGTTGCTACTACTGAGTACGGTGCTATCTACATGGATGCACAAGGTCGCTGCGCTTTTCAAGATCGTAATGTCACAGTCGGCACTATTGCAGGGTCTCCTATCGTCTTTAATGATAACGGCACAGGCATTGGCTACTTTGATGTCAAGTGGGTCTTTGATGACACTCAGATTTATAACCTAGCAACCGTCACCCGCACAGGTGGCACAGTGCAGACTGTCAGCGATGCTGCCTCTATTGCTAAGTACTTTACTCACAGCTATAACCAATCTGGGCTTCTCATGCAGACCGATGCAGAAGCTCTAGATTATGCACAGGCTTTCATCGCATCTCGTAAAGAGACTTCAACCCGCGTGGATGAGCTGACCCTAGATCTTCAGCAGGATGGCTACACGGCTGGCACTGTTGCAGCTCTGACGATGGACTTTTTTACTCCAGTCAGTATCACTACGACCCAGCCTAATAGCACTACTCTATCTAAGACAGTGCAGGTCTTTAATGTTGCCCACTCAATCACGCCTAATTCGTGGAAAGTGCGCTACGGCACAGCAGAGCCGATCATCGATGGTTTCATCCTTGACTCGTCTTTATACGGTATTCTAGACACTAGCGTTTTCAGTTATTAAGGAGCATCATGGCAACAGGTTTCCCATTTACTACAGGTCAGGTCTTGGCAGCAAGCCAGATGAACGGACTTACATCCTTCACCATCGGCACAGCTAACACAGCAGACTACACAGCCGTTAGTGCTGACCAGTACCAAGTGCTAGAAATCATGAACAAGGCAACAGCGATTGCCTTCAAGATTCCTACTAACGCATCTGTTGCTTTCCCTATCGGCACTGTACTGACAGTCCTCAACATTGGCGTGGGAGTCTGCACCATCTCAGCTGTAACATCTGGCACAACTACAGTCCTATCAGGTGGCGCAGTAGCAGCAGCTCCTACTCTTGCTCAGTACAAGTCAGCAGCTTGCATTAAGACTGGCACAGACACATGGTATGTGGTGGGTGGAATTGCTTAATTCATTCGTATCTGTTCTAGACAGTGGTGGCGCAGGTGGCGGTGCTGGCTCTTATGAGTCCATTGCTACTGCTTCTGGCACTGGTTCTAGCGACACTATAACCTTTTCCAGCATCCCGAGTACCTATACTCATTTACAAATTAGGTTCGAGATAGACACAAACAGTAATGGCGCGCTGTTGCAATTAAGATGCAATGGTGACACAGGCTCTAATTACGGAAATCACTACTTAGAGGGCAATGGTTCTAGTGTTACCGCTTCAGGTTTTAGTTCTTCAGATAGAATTTATTTCCCAGCTGAGTCGCACACGACTTATAGTTATGTCGGAATAGTGGACATTCACGATTACGCTTCAACGACCAAATATAAGACTGTCAGGGCTATTGATGGTTTTGATGCCAATGGTTCTGGACAAGTAGGTTTAATGAGTGGTTTATGGATGAACACGGCAGCAATTACTTCTTTGACTTTTTTCTTACAGACTAACTATCAAAGCCCTACACGCTTTTCACTATACGGAATCAAGGGAGCGTAAATGCCAGCAACATACGAGCCAATCGCTACCACGACTTTAGGTAGTTCCGCATCATCTATTACCTTTAGCAGTATTCCGGCAACATATACGGATTTAAGACTAGCGCTTTATGGAATAGCAAGTTCAGGAAATTTCTTGGCTCCTGGATGTCGCTTTAATTCAGACACAGGATCAAACTATTCATACACGACCATTTTTGGGGATGGTTCGGCCGCAGGTTCTGGCCGCACTACATCTACAACAAGCATTGCATTTGTTACCCAATTTTCTATTACGAGTTCTACTGGCGGATTTGTAACAGCTGATGTATTTTCTTATGCTGGCTCAACCAATAAAACAGTTTTAACAACTGGGTCTGTGGACTTAAATGGGTCAGGTGAAGTTGAAAGAATTGTGGGTTTATGGCGTAACACCGCAGCAATAACGACCTTAACTCTTACTGGCTCTTATGGGGCTGGCACAACCGCGACTCTGTATGGGATAAAAAATGCCTAGTACCTACACACTTATCTCATCCAATGTCCTTAGCACTACTGCTGCATCTGTTACCTTTTCTGCTATTCCTAGCACTTATACAGATTTAGTATTGAGAGCAAGCATCAGAGGCAATGGAACGCAAACACCCGATGCAGGTGTGCTAAACATCAACAGCAATGGTGCATCAAATTTTTCATCGATTTACCTACGCGGTACAGGTAGCGCAGCCAATAGTGCTAGAGACTCAGCTGCGGCAAGTGCTTACGCGTTCAACAATCAATGGACTGGCAGCACATCTAATACATTTGGCTCGACTGAGATTTACATACCTAATTACGCTGTAACAGGCGGCAAGCCAATTAGCAGCTTTACTGTCACAGAAAACAATGCGACAGCGGCTTACCTTGCTGTTATGGCTATGTACTCAAGTCTTACGACTGCAATCACATCTTTGACCCTATCAAGTGCATTTAGCAACTCTTTTGTCTCAGGTTCATCATTCTATCTATACGGCATCAAGAACTCATAAGGAGCAACAATGACAACAGCAATCGAAATCAACTGCGAAACAGGTGAGGTCATCGAGCGTCCATTGACAGCCGATGAAATTGCAGCCAATGAAGCAGCAGCAGCACAGGCAGAAGCAGACCGCCTAGCGGCAGAAGCAGAAGCAGCAACTAAGGCTGAGGCTAAGGCTGCCGTACTTGCCAAACTAGGTTTGACCGCTGACGAAGTAGCAGCATTGTTCTCATGACATACCCTGACGGCACAAACGCTAAATTTATCGAAATCGCAGCAGGTGAAGTCGGCACGATCGAAGAAGGCGACAACCTGACTAAGTACGGGAAATTCACAAAGGCAGACGGCTTGCCGTGGTGCGGCAGTTTTGTTAATTGGTGTGCAGCTCAGGCAGGCGTCAAAATTCATTCAGTCGTTGGCACAGCTCAGGGCGCCCATAAATTCAAAGAGATTCAGCGCTGGTCAAACATGCCGCAATTGGGTTACCTGGCATTTATGGACTTCCCACATGACGGCGTCGATCGCATTTCACACATTGGAATTGTGGTTGGCTTAATTGATTCAAAGACTTGCCTAACGATCGAAGGCAACACTAGCGGGACAGGCGACCAGCGCAATGGCGGTATGGTCATGGTGAAGGTTCGATCATATGGGGAAGGTAAAGAAATCGTCGGGTTTGGAATTCCAAAATTCGTTCCGTATAAGGGCGAATTTCCAAAGATCGACATACCAACGACGGCTGCAAAGCCAAAGAAGGAGACAAAAAAATGGACCAAGCCAAAGCCTTAGCAGCTTCATGGGCGCGCTCATTTATGGCGGCAGCACTTGCCCTATACATGGCGGGTGTAACAGATCCAAAGACTTTAGCAATGGCAGGGGTTGCAGCAGTTGCACCAGTGATTTTGCGCTGGTTAAACCCTAACGACACAGCCTTCGGTTCTACGGGGAAGTGAGCCGACGATTCGCAGCGGCTGGGTTGGTTTGGGCACTTGCACTAACCCAGTCCGCTTGCGGGTATCAAGGGTGGATCCGTTATGAATGTCAAGAATTCGACAACTGGCAAAAACCAGAATGCCAAAAACCGCAATGCGTCCCGACTGGAACATGCACTGACGACATACTTGGAATTGAATCGCAACAAACCCGCACGCCGTAAATCGCCCGAAGAAATACACGCTCAGCTGATTCTTATCATTGGTTCGACCCTAGCTGCGGTGTTTTTAATTGTCACCATTGGCATTACCTACGCGCTGATTTTCGTAACCCAACCAATTGGGGCACAGGCACCCAATGACGCAGCTTTCATCGATCTATTGAAAACCCTGGCAATTTTCTTAACTGGCTCCCTGGGCGGCGTACTTGCTGGCAATGGGCTTAAATCGAAGCCAAAGCCAGGTGACACGCCGACAAACACGCAAGGTTCTTGACCGCGCGCCATTCATGCGTCACCCTGATGTCAGGTGGTAACACTTACCGCCAGAATCGGGAGAATTCAAAATGGTACTTGATCTATTAGACCCGCAAACATTGGGGCGTTTGGTGCTTGTGGTCATTCTTATGGTGATCTCAGCAGCTGCGGGATATGCCAAGGGTTTCAAAGAAGGCAAGCGTGAGGGCATGGCACGCCGTAAAGCAATGGTCCGCCACTTGAACAATAAGGCGGTCAACTAATGGGGTTCCTGGATAACTACGAAGCTTCACGCGAAAGACTCGAACGCTGGTTGAGCAATTTTCCATTGGGAAGAATTGAAACCCGAATCGTCGAATTTAGTGCCGAAAAGGGTTTTGTACTTGTCGAAGCCAAGGCGTTTCGAAATCACGATGACGAATTGCCGGCGGGTATTGATTTTGCTTATGGTTACCAAGGTGCCTACCAGCCAAACATGAAACGCTGGTTCGTCGAGGACACGGTCACGAGCGCGATCATGCGCGTTCAGCAATTGGTCATGGGTGGGGCTGAGCGCAGCACCAAAGAGATCATGGAACAGGTCGAAAAAACAACTGCAAAAACGGCAAACACTGATTCGACAGATTATTGGACGACAAAGTTTGGCGATGTTCCAAGTTACAAAACAGCAGCTGAAGCGGAGCAGTCAGGTATTCCGTCACTGGGTTCATCAATGGACGAAATTGCCAAGCAATTGGGCGGTGAGTTAGTCCAAGAAGCACCGCAATGCAGCCACGGGCATATGATCTGGAAGCAAGCAGCTGAAGGTTCGCCTAAGAATTGGGGCGGGTATTTTTGCACGGAGCGCACAAAAGCAACCCAATGCACGCCGCGTTGGTATGTCCTGACTTCAACAGGAAAGTGGGCGCCCCAGGTATGAGCGACTTCGACTTAAAGAAAATTTACACATCACCTGACGGCAATATTTACAGTTTCAGCGGTTACGGTGGCGTTGAGAATTGTTCAGATTGTGACGACTTTACGCAGGTCAACGAATACGATCGCGACGACGGTCTAGTGTGCTGGTTTTGTAAGCGTTGCGAAGATCGGTTGCACCTATGAGCGACCTAATCGAAATCATCTATCCACAAACCATGACTGCGAAACTGTTGCAAAATGGTGAAGTGATTGCTGAATACAAAGTCGAGCAATGCGACGGCTGCGCCAAGTTGTTAAAACTGGATCCATTCGGTTACAAGGTGGGACAGGCACGAGAAAAACTAGCCTGGCTATGTGGTGACTGCCGATGAAAATGCAATTGAGCCGTGAACAGCAGATTACTTGCCATGAAGCTGCGGTCAGTCATTACAAAGCCGATACATTTCTGCACCCTGGTATGGACTCGACCTATACCAAAGACAAAAACCTCCATGAGCTGATTGCACAATATGCCGAAGCTTTGGGCGCTGAATGGATCGTGGCGAAATACTTAGGTGCCGAATATG